AAAGAATTCGATTAGATCTCCGTTATAGTCAACCATTGGAAATGCAACGTCTTGTGCTATACCATCGATGACGGAAAGATCATTTTCTGTATAATTACTGGAGGCCTCACACAAACGCCTTATTATCTTGAACGCTGCCAAGATAAAAGCGGGGGGCATTGTCTTATCGAATGCTCGATAGTCTCCTGCAATTATACGATTTTCACCGTATTTTGTGATGTAGTTGTATAATCGAGTCCACTGTGGAGATTGGGCTACAATTCCAGGAGCTGATTCGAAAACTTCTTGGTTCAACTGTATTTTGCGTACCACAGATAAAAGATATTTGCGCACGACTAAACTCCAATCCATTGGAGCACCAACAAAAACTCGTGTTTTACCAGAAGCAACTTTCTTAAAAGAAACAGCCTCGTCCTTAAGATGGGCACAGTAATTAGGGTATTGACGTTCACGCCTATGATAGCCTTCAATTATTGTCTCCATATTATCACGAATTTCATCGGTAATATCAACAGGGTGCATTAATTCATGTTGTTCGGGAATTGCAAACAGAAAATGTTTTTTACCCTTTTTCCACGGATTACCGGCGCTAGTATTACGATTCAATTTGTCAACATAAGCGACGCCTTTAGCACCATTTATGGCAGTAAAAGTATCATATACGTGCAGGTCTGAAACATCACCAAGACCTTCTAATATCTCTGCGAAGAAAGAATCTTCACAATGATCCAAAATGTCTTGCTGGTAATTTACAATTGGTTTAACCATATCCAGAGCAGCAATACGCCACGGACGAAAGGTTTTCATATCTGGTTTACCATACTTGATTTTATATCCATAAGGAGACAAAATATTTGCCATAGGTGTAATTTCAACAGCTGATTTATGGGTGGGTCGAAACCCAACAAATGAACCATAAACAGCAGCCGTTCCTTCCTCCATGTAACGCACAGGAGATTTTTTGTGTAAATCTGTCAAAGTACGCTTCACAGAAGCGGAAGAAATTCGTGGTTCTGAAGCTTGTAGAGTATACATATCTTCAGTGACTAATTGGTGTATAATGTCTTGATTAACATTTGTTGCACCAACACATTGGGTATAATTACTTTTTAAAACATGAATTCCCATAATAATATAGCCACGCACTGTCTCACCAATGAGTAACGAGCCACACTCTCCATTAATGGTAGGAGCCTTGCTCGTTGCAGACCAAACTCTACCTTCAAAACCAGGAGTGAACTTCTGACCTGTCCAACCATCAGGTTTTATACAAGTGAGATTATTCTCAATGAGTTCTCCGGTATCGCTTCGCGAAATATAAAAACCATTTGTCTTAATTTCGATCTCACCCTTAGCAAAATATTGTGAAATATCTTTTCGGGGTGGCAGATTTGGGATGGTTATGATACATATATCATTTTTATGATCGCGTTGGAATTGCGATTCAGTAACTCCTACATCGACATTGCGATTCACACCATTAGCTGAAGTATGCTGAGTGATGTGCATGCGCGTCAATTGCTTAAGCACTGGAAAAATGTGGTTATTACATATATACTTCTGTCCTTTAATACAGGTTAATCTACCTGTATACACTTTGCCTTCATACAAAATAGAGGCATTGATACAATTATTACCAATAATTCCAATAAATGCATCTCGACTCAAACTTTTTGAGGAGGTTATTTGCGGAGTGGTATCAAAAGATGAAAGAACAAAGTCATTTTTATACCAAATATTTTCTGGTTCATCATCAGTGGCAACTGGCTTATGGCCAGTGTCAAGGACAGATTCAACAGCACCTTGCGTCATATAAAGATATTTACACATCTTATATATGATG